GGCGCGGGATTGTCGACCGGGTCGTAAGCGAGGTCCCAGTCGATCTCCCGCGCCGCCACGTCGAGGTCGCGTTGCATCGCCTCAGCCTCGGCCGCAGTCGGGGCGGGCTTCTGCAGCACCCGTTGCAGCTCGGCGACATCGACGTACGCCATCAGCCTGTCCGTTGGCCCCGGATGGCGTCGACCAGCTCCGCCTTCGTCATGTCGTTGTTCGCCGGACTGACGCCCTGTTCTTTCGCGAGGGCGAGCAGGTCGGCTTTCGTCATCTGGTCGAGGTCATCGGTGCCGCCGCTGGTGTCCGCGGACGGCCCGTCGTCGTCGACCGGGGTGACTTCGCCGGGTGTGCCGCCGGTGCCTTCGACCCACGCCGGCTCCAACCCGACTGCTTCCCGGTTCGGGTCGTCGAAGACGGTGCCGCCCGCATTCTCGGGTGTGGGCTCGTCGGTCATGGCGTCTTGGTGATCTTGATGATGCCGGTCGCCTCGATCACCATCGGCGTGAAGTAGCCCGCATAGGCGACCTGCACACCCAGGACGCTGGGCTCGACGACTTGCAGCGAACCGATCCGCTGTTCGTACACCTCGGCCGCCGCGGACGACATGACGAGGGCGGTGTTCGCGGTGATCGCGGCAGAGACGTAAACGGGGATGCCGGCGATGACGCCGGCGAGGCCGGTCGAGAAGTCCGCCGCCGAGAACCCCTGCCCTTGCTGGTTCATCGGCCCGTACGGCGCGAACAGCGCACCCCACGCACCCAGCAGGCCGGTCGGGACGACCGCGAAGACACGGCCGACGCCCTTGGTGCCGGCGTAGATCGACGCCGCCGCGGCCCACAACGCGCCGGCGATCTGGTCGGCGGTGTTCGCACCCGTCGGCAACGTGGTGCCGGCGGTTGCGGCGGCCGCGAACGCGGTCGCGGCGGCGGCTTCGGTCTGGATCGCGTACTGCGCCGCGAGGTCACCGATGATGATGTCCATCACACCGGGGGTGGTGAAGTCGATGTCCTGGCGCGAGACGTTGACGTAGCCGCCATACGTGATAGCGGTCGCTGTCAGCTTCGTGATCGTCATTTTCTGCGACACGAGCTCGGCCTTTTCTGCCGCCGCATCGCCGGCGGACGGCTGCAACCCAACCGAGGTGTGCTGGGTGACCTTCGGCCGGCCCCAGGTCTGCCCAGGCAGATCCCGCGGGCCGAGCGCGGACACCAGCGGCCGGTTCGAATCAACGAAGTTGACGACGGGGCCGAGGATCGGCGCCGGAATCAGACCCGGGTTATCACTGGTTTTCTGGTGGGCGGCCGCGCGGTTGTAGATCTCGAGCCGCTGGCGGGCGTCGTTGTCGCCGAGCCCGGCCCGCCACTGATCCATCGCGTACTCGCCCGCGGAGCGGTACTCGATCTCCTTCGGAGCCGCCGGCTGCTCGCGCATGAACGGCGCCAGCTCGGCGATCTTCGCCCGGGACTCGGAGCCCATCCGGCGCAGGTCGATCAGCTGGTCGAGCTGCGGCTGCAGCTCGCCGACGCGGGTGCGTGCCCGGGTCGCCATCTCCATTTCCTGGCTGTTGAGGTCGCGTCCCTCTTTCTCGGCGTCCTCGACGATCCCGTCGATGAACGTTTGTTTCTCTTCGATCTCGGCGGCGAGCCGCGAGAGCATCTGGTCGGTGGTACGCATGTCGTCCTTTCGAAACGAGGTTGTCGTTTCGCAGCTGCGTGCGTCCACCTCACCCCACGGGAACCCCGGCGCCCCACGGGCCATCAACGGGGTTATGTGTTGGTGGTCTATTCGATTAAAGCGTAACGGTCGGCTAGACGCCAGCCGCGGACGACTTCGAGGTTCGGCCGTGCCGCCGCCGGCGCGACGACACTCGCGTTGTCGCGGACGGCGAGCACGTTCGTGCCCTGATAGGCCGGGCTGTGGGTCATCGCGATGTGGTCCAGCCAGAGCCGCGAGAGGCGCCGCAGGCCGCGTTCCGGCCAAGTCTCGCCGCCGTCCGGGACACCGAACCCGGCCGACGCGTCCAGCAGCCCTTCGTCGGCGAGCGCGAGCGTTTCGTCGCCCTGCTCGGTCGGCGCGATCCGCAGTTCAGCGACCAGCCCCTCTTCTCTCGAGGGGTGGAAGCGGATTGCTTTCCCGACGACCTTGTCGAGGACGTGTTCGCGGTTCACGACGATCCGGCGTCGGGTCGCGTCGATCCCTTCGAACGCGCCGCGGGAGACGATTTCGCGGATCATGCGGCCGCGGTGGACGACCTGCGCCTCGACCTCGTAGGGCATCACCACAAGTTCGATCTGTCGTTTCGGGAACGACACCCCTAACTGCTGGTCTGCGACCTTCCGGATTTCGATTTCGAGCTGGGTCATTTCAGGACTCCCTGTGCGACGTCGGCGGGTGTGGAGTTGTCCAGCCGTTCGGCGGCGCGGATCTCGTCGATCGTGATCGCCCGCTGCCCCGTGACGGGGTCCTGGAGGGCGAACAGGATCTGGTAGGCCTGCGCACGGGCCAGGGGCGGCGGCTGCACGAACTCGTCCCGGTTCAGTTCGACGGTGGTGCCGCGCGGCAACAACCAGCCGGACAACGCGGACATCAGTGTTTGGGCGGTTCCTTTCAGGCTGTCGCGCCACCAGAAGTCGAAGAGGTCGCCCATGTTCTTGTACGTCATCGACTCGCCGGAGCCTGGCAGCCCGACGATCTCCGGTGGCACGCCGAGCAGCTCGGCGATCCGGGAGTCTTGGTAGCGCTCCAGATCAACCAAACCGAGCTCGGTCGGGTTGATCTGCGACGGCTTCCACTGCAAACCCTTGTCGAGCACGGCTGGTTCGCCGATCGACGACATCCTGCGTTCCACCCATTTCTGTTGGATCACCAGCGCCTGGTCGGGCGAGATTTCTTCCTGCGACTCGAGCACCCCGACGGGGACACCACCGGAGGCGACGATCTTCGCGCCGTACTGCATCAACGCCTCCGCCGCGACCATCCGGTAGGCGCCCGCCTCCAATGGGCCGTGGCCGTGCAGGTCGACGATGTCGCCCTGGTAGCGGATGTGCAGCAAATCGCTGGTGACGTCGGCGCCGCCGATCTCGTACCGTCTGAGGCCGTCGCGGCCGCGTTCGACTTCCACATACAGCGGCGGCACGACGTGGAAACGCGACGGCCACCCCGTTGCGTACCTGGCGGTGGTGAGCAGGAACACTTCGCCGAGCATGTAGTCCCACACCATTTGCTTGCAGAACTCCTCCCAGGACACGTACAGGTCCGGGTCGGGGTTGTTCAGCCAGTCCGCCGACAACGTGTCCGCCGCGTCGACGAGATACGGCGGCATCGTCGACAACGCCCTAGAGGTTTTGTCGACACACAGCCAGGCGGTGTCGGTCAGGCGTTGCAGCTGACCAGACCAGTTCGGTGTGTTCCAGTCGGCCGGCCACCCAGACCAGCCCGACGCGACGATCCTCGGCGGCGGCCCGGCCGGCAGATCCGTCCCCTCGACCGTGACCCCGTGCGGATCCCCCGGGACAACCAACTGATCCGGCCCGACGGTCGACGGTGGAACGGCGGCGGGGTCGTTCGGGTTCGGGACGACGCCCTCGTCGGACGCGGCGCGTGGTCTGAGGCCGCGGAGGTTCATCAGTAGACCGTCGGCACCCTTGATGGTTGGGCTGCTGCGTGGAGCGCCCAGACCATCGCCTTGACGAGATGCGTCGGCCCGGACGGCTCCAATGCGAGCCCTGCCGCGCGTTCACGCACCATCGCTACCGCCATCGCCTCGTCAAGGTCGGGGGTATCGTCATGAACAACCATACCGCCGACCGCGAGATCCCGTAAGAGCGCGAGCCCGGCACGGGTCTCGGCGCCGCCGACGGGTTTCGGCGGCGGCCACAACCCGGCAGGCAGCGACGCGAGCATCGACCCGCCGACGCCGAGCTGCTTCACCCGCCTGGTGACGAGGAGCGACTGCAGGTCCCTGACGGCGGTTTCCCAGTTCGGGCACAGCCACCCGTCGACCTCCACCCGGCCATCCTGGAGTTTCGCGGCGGCCGCAACAGCGGCGCCGGACCCGAAGTCATCCTCCACCATCACGAACAACGGCTGGTCGTGCGCCTCCAAAGGTTCCTGCAGCCCTTTCCACAACCCCGCCGGCAGCAACGGCTCCCCGTCAACGCCGCCCTCCATCGACCTGGGCCACTGGTTCAACCACTGCGTCCGGAACGAAATCTCCGGGTCGGGTTCGGTCGGGTCGCGGATCTCGCCGGCCTGGATCGCCGCCAGCTGCTGCCCCACCAGACGTTCCCGCTGCGGCGTCCAGTGTGGTGACGCTAAACGCCACGCGTCCACGCTGTCGATCGGCAGCTCCGGCGGCGCCGACCACTCCACCAGCAGATCGCCTGTCCCGGTCTCGAGCTCGGCCAGTGCCGCTTTGCGGCGTTGCAGCATCAGCGCCTCCGACCGGCGGTGCGCCGTCGAGATCAACATCAGCTGTGGCTGCGTCCGTTCGACCATCGTCGGCACTAGCGACTCGTCAACGGTTGCGGCTGTCACCTTCCAGGCCTCGTCGACGGCCGCCAGCGACACGCTGTGCCCGTAGGCGGCTTCTTTCGCCCTGACCATCCAGCGGGAACGGCCGGGCAGCCACTCCAACGCCTCCTGCCCGTTCGTCTGCCGAATGTGGTAGTCGCTTCTGCGTTCTTCCTCTCTTGCCCACCACAACGCCGGCCGCTGCACCTCACGGCAAACCGCGAGATCTTTCCCCGTGTGGACGATGTCCTGCGGCTCCCCGAACCTGTCGGTCTGATGCATCCGCCACAGACACAGCTCCCGCAACAGCCACGACTTCCCGACCTGCCGGGCGACCGTCAACACGCTCGCGTCCCACACCAATTCGCCCTGCGAATCGACCTCGAGCAGCCGGGTCGCTACTAGACGCTGCCACCAGCGAAGCGGCCGCCCTTCACGGCCGGCCGCCCACTCACAGAACACCTCGCCGAGCGAACCCGACGCCCGCGGGTGCGGTACCGTCATGAACCTCGGCCACACCGCCTCCGCAGGCACATCCAGAAGCGACTCGAGCCACGGCACGCGCCACCGCCTGTCATCCGACGGAACACCCGTCCGTTCCGGCGGCAACTCGGCGACCATGCCGCCCCGCAACGGCTTCGCCGCACCCCGGTTACACGCCGCATGCTCCGGCCCCGTATAGCCGCGCCGGTCATCTGTATGCCCCAAATCCCAGTCCTGCCCCGGCACGATCCAATCACCACAGCGGGCGCACCGCACCCGGCCCGCCAACACCAGGCGGCCATACTCCGCCCGCATCCGCTGATGCGCCGCCCCATAGCCCCGAGCGCTAGTGGATGCCCTGACCTTCGCCGGCATCAGCTCGAGGGGTGGGAAATCTGAT